CCGGGGGCGGGGCGTACCCTCTTCGCAAGATGTGTAATTAACAACAACAAAAGATTTTAATTGCAAACAAGTGCTTGTTAGTTTAAGTGAAGGTCAGTATCTCATCGAAAACTGGTAGTGATTGTATACAGTAGGAAGGTAGTTGCAGTGTCAACACGGACTCCTCTCTGTCCACGGAAGACTCAGAACGTAGTGTCTGAGCTCGCTAGATTGAGTGCAGGTCTACGCTGCTCTCCGCATAGTAGGACCCAACCAAGTCCTGTCTACCTATTAGTGTCAAGGGAGTAACCTACTGGATAGATCCTGGTTATCGGAACAGTGCCTAGCATGATTGTCGCGGTCATGCACCAAGTGAATGTAGTGTGGAGCTGCTCTAGTGAGCAGGATTGTTGAGAGACCCTCTAGGGGCTTTTAATTCATATGGTCGTATCGGTTTCTTCAGGTCTGAACCTATGTATTGATCAATCTCACTGTCATGTAGAGATTCAGACTCGTAATCAAGGGAATTTTCAACTTCTTCATCATCATCCTCAACCTTAGGTTCCTCTTCATGTTTTATAATTGGTGGTGTTTCTGGTGGTGGTTGGGACTTACGGACTAATGGTTTCATTGCCTTAAGGTCTAACCTACGAGCCGGAGCTCTGCCTTGGCCAGGTTCTATCCCCGGGAAAATGATAGTTTGTCGGTCATTATCTGATGCATGGAGATAGAAAAAGCCAGATGCGTGATTATTTGGGTCTTGTATCAGTGCAGTCTGATCACCAATCAGATCGAATTGCATTCCGGCTAACTGATTAAGTTCTGAATCGGTGAGCTGATACATTGTGGATTCCAATCTTGATTGCTTCATATCAATATTTTTAGAGTTATTATGCACTAAAGTGAATGACCCTCCTTCCATGTATGCCACCGTCCTGTAGGCTTGAATTATATAGTATGGATCTCCTTGGTTGTCTACAAGTGGTGCCTGGGTTGTAAAATGAAGATCGAATACATGTTTCGGTACTTGGGTGGTGTCGTTAGTTCCATAATTCTGAAACACCCAAAGCTTTGTATCATCAGTCAAAGGGACATAAGTGCCATTATAAAGTGCAATCAAATCACCATCTGGATCAACTTCTATCTGCACCTCGGTAAATAAGTCCAATGTTTTCTGTAGTCCAAACTGCACATATTTCATAGAACTACATAGTAGTGCAGATGTGTTGAGCCTGAACTGTAGCGCACTTAGTGATGTCATCCCTGTGTTTGCATACACGGTGTTGTTACCCGTTGGATTCTTAAATATGTAAGTGTATGAAACCCAGAAATAACCTGGAGTAATTCTTTGTTCTTGCTGGAAGTTTGCTACAGCTATAGCCACATAGTTGAATGGATTAGAGCGTTCATTGAATGTTCCTGCCATGCTGAATAGGTTCTTAGGTAAGAATGCTCTACATGGTACTGATCGAGAATATGGCTTAAACACTTGAGTTGACATACCGCCTGGTGTTGTGACAAGAGTCTGTTGAAGTGTGTCATCAGGTATTGTTTGGTTATTCCAAATCGTACCCCCAAACACTGTACCTTGATTGAGTGCTGATACTATAGGAACGTAGTGTACAGTGAACCTCAGCGGTCTATATTGTTGGTAACCCACTGCTAACGTGGATACCCGTGTGCCTCGCCAATATGCTGGGTTTGACGGTATGACGGTTAGAACCTTGTTTCCCTGATTTATTTGCACATCTGGTATTGAATAAACTAAGTCTCTGCCAGATACTACCATAGAGTTAGGGTCTGATCGGATTACACGGAATTGTCGCTGAATATTGCGATAGAAACTGAGTGGTAGTTGTCCTCCTTTCTTTGCTATTTTTCTATTCCTTCTGACTCTCTTTCTATTCTTGGTAATGGGTTTCTTTCTCCTGTTGTTGGTTGGTTGTTTATTATTTTTGCTTCTTTTCTTTCCTGTCATTTACATGCTACTGCCAAGTAACAGGCCGGCATTGATAGCCTCTAAATAACCATGAAATTCAGTATTTATTTGCCTGTTAACCTCTGCTGCTTCAAAATCGGTCAACTGGGTTAAGTTGATGTAGTAAATTTTAGATACGGATTCCCAGTATGATAGGCCATCTATCAGTATTTCATTATCTTCTCTCATTCCCACTGCATCAAACATATTGGCAAAGGATTCTCCCGTTAATGTTCGACGCATTTTATCGATGGTCAATTTTGCATATTTCTTAATTATTTCTCTTTTTTCTTGACTGACGTCAGCGACAAATTTTTCAGCTTCAACTCTTAGTAACTTAGCGACTTCATTGAATAACTGGATTTTGGGATATGAAATATCTAGTGCTTCTGCCTGTTGCATTAAATAAATATACTTCTCTTTAGGTCGCATATTGAGTACTTTTCTCGAATATTTACCCTGTGTAAACAAACGCATTGGATCTCTTGTTAGGTAAATATGCCCCGTTCGCCAGTCCTTTATCCAAGCTCTTAAGGAACAGAATTTGATTGTTTCACCATCTCCGAATTCCATAAATTTGAGTATCTGTCCCAATCCGAAAGTACGATTATCACACTCCTTAGTATCACCATTGGGTTTGAGCTTGGCCAACCAATATTTCCTATAGCCTTCCTCCATATTCTGTTTTCCTATTATTTTGATTGGATTGTACATAACAGTAAAGTCATCCCCTTTTGAGAAGCAGACATAGTGTTCATTCAATTCAAGCCCCATTTTGTGATTGGTAAACCAGTTGTAGAGACCCATTCTCACTGTGTTCATGAGGGTGGTGTCACAATCACCTGAAAAGACAGTGCCTAACACAGCATAAGACATTAAAGTAATTTTCTTTTTACTATAAGGGTCCTGTATTTTGATATCTAAGATTTTATAATATTGGTTTGCTATGAATAGGAATAGATCACGTGGTACATGATACACTTTATCAGCGATAAGGGAATAGATATATCGATCGATGGATTTAAGATATGCATCCTGTGTATTATCAAAAGCGGATCCATCTCCTTCAGCTACTAGTTCAAAACCCTCATCAATATAGTGGTTGATCTTATCTTCCATCTGCGTAAAATTCATTCCACCACAATAAACTGGGAAATGTTTAGCAAAGATATCCTCTAGCGCCCAGGTTATTGGCCCCATTACAAATTTTATCAATGGTGGTATCGAGCAAACCATTCTAGGCTTACCATCTAGGGGTTGAAGTTCCTTTTTGGCCAATCCTTCATAATGTAATTCTTTGTCAAGGTGGGCTGTGTCTTGATAATGATATCTATTTGGTGCTATCTCACAGCCATCTGGAGTTCTTAGATACTTCCATACCTTGTCCATATCATGCTGTTTCTTAGCAGTCAAGTGGTTGTACCACTGATCAAATGAATATTTAAAATTTTTGAGATATGGACCCATCCATTCATCAATTTTATTTTTAGCCCACGATACGAATTCCATTGCCGTTTGTTTGTCTGGATGAGGTGAGGCTTTAATTTGACGTTTGGCTGCAGCGAATATGGTCCTTTTGCACGATCTGTACAAAATAGTATCATCTTCAATTGGTGTTGGACCATATATTTGTTGGAAATCATATGGACGAATGGATTGGCAGGTGCATGATATGTCTTTGCAGTCAATATCATCAAAGAATGGACATTCATGCTGCCATATTGCGTTCATGCGTGCATCTTGTATGGTATTATTGATTCCTGCCAAATGTTTTAATTCAGAGTCTTTGATGTGCATCATGAGGTATGGGAATTTCCCGATTAAGTATGTGCCGTCATTTTTGAGATGGTATCGGGAGTGGGGTTGTGTTAGATTGTGTCTCAACTCATAAGGGATGTATTTGATAGGTATATGATGAATTATATTATGTGTGCCATTGAATCTGGCTGGAGCAGCTTGTTGCTGCATGGAAATAGAATAACATATTCCTTTTAATTTTTGTTTGCAGAGGCTGAGCTTGGGGAACTCAACTTGGCATCCCGAAAATTTGATTTCATAGGTATCTTTGGATCACTTTCATCTTGTTTGATGGCTTGAGTATATTCATTGCCTGTTAAAAAGGGTATAGGTAATTTGTCATTGAAATATTTGAAGGCTAAACTCATGAGTCTTCTATCTTTTATAGCTTGAGATATGTTTTCTGGTGTGAGCTTAGCCATGTTGTTCTTGAAAGAGGTGAGCCAGTCTTTAACTTCTGAAATTTGCATTTGATATATCTGTGATTCTGCGAGTAAAGCTTCACGCATAGCCATGGATAATAAAGGATTAGCTTCTTCAATTAAATCCAACTCGGGTAGTTCACGAAGTAGGAATGATAAATTGGATTGTATTACATCCTTTGTAACTTGTTGTGCATTGAGGAAATTAAGGACCAATTTATTATATACTTTCTTAGGGCAAGTCTTTACATATTTAGAGCACAACATAGGAGCAGATAGTATCTTAAATCCAGTTGCCCGCGTTCTTCCTTTCTGGACATCAAAGTAGACAAAATCCTCAGTTTTTGTAGTAGTACATTCTCCATCTGAATCGGATTTTGGCGTCGGAATAATAGGACTATCTGCAATTGGCGTACCTTCGTCATCAATTAATTCTTTCTTACCGGGTAGGTAGCCATTTAAGGTGGAGATTAAAAATTCTAAATCCTGGGGAAAAGAAAATATCATCTCACAGACTAACTTGAAATGTTGATAGACAACAGTCTGCATCACTAATGGTGTAAGTGCCCAGGATAGTTGTATGTGGTTGTGTGCATAATCAATTTCATCATCATCATCTCCACTTGCTGCTGGATGTGGGTTCCTTGGAGGTTGGGGATTACGAGATTTGGGATGCTTGGCACCTAGTTCAATAGGTTTTTCTTTTCCATAGGTAGTGCCTAAGTATATTACTTTGTTTGAATTTATTTTTATAATTTCATTTGGTTCTTGATCCCCTGTGAAGTTTCCTTCCTGATATTTCTTAGGAACCTTATTTTCTTTAAGATTAATGAGTTTGGGCTCAGTCCTAATCTCATTGATGTCATTAATCTTAATTGGCTGACTCTCCTTAATATTTATTTTTATTTCATCCTGACTCTGGCTACAACTATTGATGGATGATAATGGATCTACAACTCCTCCTATAGATTCATGTAAATTACGTGTCTTATAGTTAAGATATCTATAGGTTGCTTTAATAACCACAAAATCGGCATCCATCATATTTATTCTTTCTACCACCTCATACTTGATGATAACCAATACTTTCTTGGTAGAGTATTTTGGGTGGTTCCTTTTTCCAGTGTGCTTGGCAGCTTCTTTTTCATCATATTCTGAATCTCCTTCTTCTATTTCTTTTTCACATGCATATGATTCAAAGTAATGAGATTGATTTACTAATTTCTTCAATAATTCAGGATTCTCATTACTGTTGTACCTATCATCAGATCCTTGATAAAGCTTTATCCTGCCATCATATATTTCACCTAACATCAAGGATCCATATCTAATAATCCCCTGGTCTTGTCGAGGTAGCAAAGCAGTACTAATGAAGACAGTAGACTCAGGTACATTTACAAGGATATTGGCTAAATCATGAGCTCTATTAAAGTTGAAATAAAGCGGAGAGTGCATGAAATATCCATTATCCCTGGTGAAGTAATTCTGCAATTGTTTAGGTACAGCCAAGCGTGAGTCAATTTTCTTGATGGTTAACTTCTCATCAGTAAATATTGGGTGTATATTCAATCTATTGATAATTGAGAAGTATTTGTAGTCGCTTCCCATGTCTCCTACGATTAGTGAAGCAAAACCTTGTTTTCTGAGTGAGATATCATTCAACTCTATTATCATCTTTGAATTAAGGTATTGCATAGCAGTCATAGCCTGAACCTTTTCTTCAATTAATTCTTCAATTCTTCGGTTCATTCTATCGTAGGGATCTTCTTCTTCTTCTTCCTCCTCCTCCTCTTGATTATTAGCTTGCTCTTTATCACCATTGTCAGGATTGCCATCATCTTCAGGGTGATAATTGTCATTTTCTGCATCATCATTTGGATCATCACCCATTTCATCTTCCTTAACGCCTTTCTTCTCTGTCTTGAAATTTTGAGCGGAAGATTTATACCTATCATAGAATGATTTTTCACATCGATAGTCATGCATCATTCTAGCTTTCATCCTTATTTTCTCTAATTCAAGGGTTCCATCATCTTCAACTGTGCATGACATAGGTGGTGCATATTTTAGGAGGTATTTGGCTAAAATGTTTTCATATAGTAGCTCTAGTGTATTAGGGTTGACTTGTATCTGATTATCTGATAGGGTTACACTAAAGCCTAGATGTTCTAGTAATGCTTTTTCATCGATTGATTTTGCCTGTATTACTTGACTATTTCGTTTGTAGAAAAAGCGTCGCCTTAAATTAAGCAAATATTCATCAGGAACTGAAATAGACTTAACTTTTTCCTTGAAACGAAATTTATTATTAAATCTTTTGTTGTTGTTGTTGTTGGTTGTTGATTGTGTTGTGGGTTGATGGGGGGAAGTATTATTT